AACGGCGGTTACTCCGCAATCAACTTTAACTTTAAAAGGAAGACAATCATGAAGCACTACAAAGTTCAATCAAAGAAAGCACCAGCACCTGTAAACTTCCGCAATCGAGGGAGCAAGTGGAGAGATTTGTTCGAGTCTATGAAACAAAATGACTGGTTCTCTATACCTGAAGAAGATAAGGTCAAAACAAATGCGGCAGCGAATACATATCTCAAAGGACGTTACAGTTTGTATAGGGTGGATGACGATTCGTTCTGCTTTATCAAATTACGTTAAGGGAATCTATGAGCAAGACAAGGGAAGGCAGGAAAGTAGACTACCTTATGTCGCAACGAGAGATAGCGCAGGTGCTAGGCATAACCGAAACAGATGTTAAACGCATCGAGAGTAGGGCTATTGCGAAACTTAGGCGAACAGGTAAACTAAACAAATACATTGGAGCGAAGGATGGAATTTAATTTGCTGTACTTTATCGGGATGCTGTTTGCTGGCATCATCATAGTGACATGGCTAACAATAGACAGGGAGAGGTAGACATGAAACAACCAGAAATGGCGCGTATATCAAACACTTTTAACCTTAAACAGATGACCGATGAAGAGCTTTTCGAGCTACAACAGATGGCACAATACGCTGAAAAACATCAACGAGAAATTTCGTACACCAGTGAAAAAGAATGGCGCATTAAAGACGCATCATCGAAGGCTTGGGATTACTACAGGTTATGGACAAAGGTATTGGATGAAAGACTAGAAAGAGAGGATAAGGAACTATGATCGGAATGAATACGTTATATGTAATTGAATTATACGACGATGTTTGGTCGCAAGTGTTCACAACGGACGACGTAGGCGAAGCGCAGTATTACGTAGAAACTAAACGTGACAATGGTAAGCGTTACAGAATTGTCAAGCACACAACGGAGGTTTTATGAAAGATAATCTGATGGGGTTAGAACTACACTACTGGGGTGAAAGTCCAAGGGCTAAACCAGCTCGTTGGTATCGCTACAGGTATCGTATTAAACACGACAGACCGCAATGGGAAGATCTTATTGAAGCGTTAGATCCTTTCTTTAAGGCGTGTGCGGAGCATTATTACGAACATCCTTACGCTGATACATCTATGGTTAACGCCCTACATACAGGCACTAATAACTTTTCACGTGGAGTCATGTCTTTAAATTTAGCTCAGACCGTGCTGGATTATTTTGTTGACAACGGACATGTTGAGATATTAGAACAGACACTTTACAGAGCAATTGAAAAAGTCAAGAACAGCGATGTATACAAGGAGATGCCTTATGAGGACGTGTAATATGTTTGACCTAGACATGACGGTTGACATTTCAATTGACTATCACTACGACCCATACGACAAGATTATTGAATTAACATCTGTCAAGTGGGGTGACGTAGAAATACTGGACATGATCAGCGACACAGTTTATGACAAGATTCTCGAACATATTTCCGATGAGGACTTGTGGAGAATTGAAGAAGCGTGTTAGACTCTCTGCAGTAAGCAGAAAAGTCCATCATTAAATTATTATCTTATAAGGTATTTAACCTATGAGTATCTCTAAAGAACAGAAAGTAAGTGAGCTTGTTGAACGACAACTGGAGACGTTAACGCTCATTGAGGCAATGAATATTGCTGGTAACTTTTTCTCTGACCTGTTAGATTCAATGGACGACGAAGAGATTAACGAGCTGTACACTGACATGGGAGCAGGACGTAATGGCATTCACTGAGACACATAAACCATGTCCTGACTGTGATAGCAGTGACGGGTTAGCGTACAACGATGACGGTTCAAGTAAGTGTTTTGTCTGTGATACGTACACACCAGCGGCGAAGGTTGACAACGTGCGAGAGCTAGGTTCTATCAGCGATGCACCGAAGCCATCGTTTAGCCAGACAGAACATCGGTTAATCACAGCGGAGTACCGTTCAATAACTGACCGTTTAATTACAGGATCGACGGCGAAGAAATACGCAGCACTCAAGCAGGGTGACGTTACAACCTTTGGTTATTACAACCCTGATGATCCAACAAAACCCATAGCCGCCAAGGTACGCAACCCTGACAAGCGGTTCAGTATCATTGGTGACTGGAAGCAAGCAGGCTTGTATGGACAGCACTTGTTTCCTGAAGGTGGTAAGTATGTGACTATCGTTGAAGGTGAGTACGATGCGTTAGCGGCTCATCAAATGACAGGTAGTATGTATCCCGTTGTCAGTGTCCGTAACGGTGCAACGTCGGCGGCAAAGGACTGTCGCCTTTTTTATGATTGGCTGAACAGCTTCGAGAACATTGTTATTTGTTTCGATGCTGACGAGCCGGGACAGAGAGCATCAAAGGAATGTGCTGATCTGTTCGGTAACAAAGCAAGGATTGTTAAGCACGTCAACGGCTACAAAGATGCGTGTGATTACCTTGTTAACAATCAAGCTGATGCGTACACCAAAGCATTCTGGTCTGCTCAACCCTACACACCTGAAGGTATCGTTGGTGCTGGTGAGCTACGTGATCTGATCAAGAAGCCATTGACCAAGGCGAAGGTACAGTACCCATTCGAGGGGCTGAACAAATACCTGTACGGCATACGTACTGCTGAGCTGGTTACTATTTGTGCAGGCTCTGGACTGGGTAAGTCTACGCTTCTGCGTGAGATAGTCAGTTCTATCATGGCGCAGTCAGAAGATAACCTTGGCTTGATGTTTCTTGAGGAGACACCTGAGCGTACCATGCGAGGACTGGTAGGTCTTGAGCTGAACAAACCTATCCACCTACCTGACTGTGAGTATGACGACACCGACATTGATCTGGTCTACGATACGATGGACTATGAAAACCGTGTCTATCTCTGGGAACACTTCGGCAGTAACGAGATAGAAAACGTACTGGGCCGTATGAGATACTTCGTTAAGGTACTAGGCGTACGTTATATCGTACTCGATCACGTCTCAATACTCGTGTCTGATCAGAGTAATGGTGATGAACGTCGTGCCTTGGATATGATCATGACTAAGCTGAGGACGTTCGTGCAGGAGATGGGGATCTGTATGTTCCTTGTAAGCCACCTGAGACGCCCTGAAGGGAAGCAATTGGAGGATGGTGCTGTCACTAGCCTTGGTATGTTACGTGGCTCTGCGTCGATTGCACAGCTCTCTGATGCCGTCATCGGTGCTGAACGTAACAGCCAGAGTGATGATCCCATTGTTAGAAACACGACCGTGCTGCGGGTGTTGAAGAACAGGTACACCGGAAAGACTGGCAAGGCGTGTGAAGTATTCTACAATGAAGCAACAGGTAGATTGATACAACGAGATGAACGTGAGGAGAAACCATTATGAGTGATAAAAAGTTTCACATAGTAGGTTACATGTACTTATGCGACGGGGTTTTTATGCCTGAGATATTAGCCACGTCTACCTCTTACGAAAAACTTGAAGACATTATGCTTGGTATGGACCCAATGCAGTATCAAGATTTAGAAATAGTTTCTGACGATGAGGAAGATGAATGATTACTTTAACACCTACCAATGAACAAAAAGAGAAAGCATTGGCTGAGTCTGCTGAGATGGGAGCGATACGTAACAGCATTCGTAAAGGAGCAGGTAATGCCGTTGGTTTCTTGGCAGAGATTATGTTGGCTGATTACTTAGACTGTGAACGAACACCTTGTAAGGACTATGACCTGACATGGAACGGTATCACCATTGATGTTAAGACAAAAGAGACAACGGTTCCGCCGAAGGACTATTACGATTGCAGCATTGCAGAAACATCGTTGCATCAGCAGTGTGATAAGTATCTGTTTACTCGTTATATACGACAAGGTGATCTGTATGTTCTTGGATGGCTTGACAAAGACAAGTATTTTGAGGATGCTAGGTTCTTGAAGAAGGGAGAACAGGACGGTGATAATGGATTCATTGTTCGAGCTAACTGTTACAATCTTAGAATAAACCAGTTAGAGGATTTGATGTTGTGAGATGTATAGCGTGTGACGTAGAGCTAACAGACTACGAAGCAACAAGACGGTACGCTATTAGCAAAGAGTTTGTAGATTTGTGCAACAGATGCTTTGCTGTTAGTCTAGATGACGGTGATGTAATCGACCGCGATGATCTACGAACACTCGCAGACATAGAGGAGATGATATATTATGAGCAAGATTGGGAGCTGGATATTAGAGCAGGAACAGTTGACGGAGATTTATCAGAAGTTTAACTACGATCCTGAACGTGACGAATTAAATGAGACGTATCATGAATACCTGTTACTTGGATATAGAAACTACTTTGGATCACTCAACGATCTGGTGTGCAGTTACGAAAGTGAAGAACGATATACAAGTACACACCACACCCGACACACTGAAGAAGGTGTTACATGATTCGCAACAGATTGTGGGGCATAATCTCATCGGATTTGACTGTCACGTTCTTGATAGTGTTTGGGGTGTACGCATCCCTAGGCATAGCGTTGTGGACACACTCTACCTCTCAAGACTCTACAACCCCAGTCAAGAGGGCGGTCATTCCCTGCGAAACTGGGGAGAGATTCTTGGAGGAGCTGGAAAGATTGCATTCGAGGACTACGACGGAGGACTGACTGACGAGATGGTCGAGTACTGTATCGCTGACGTTGAGCTGACTGAGCGTGTACATCAATGGCTTGCGTTGCAGATACGCAAAGAAGGATTCTCGCAGCAGTCTGTTGAGCTTGAGCATAACGTAGGTTGGATCGTGACTGAGCAGGAACGTAACGGTTTTAAGTTAGACATACCGTTTGCTGAGAAGCTGATGATGGACTTGATGTTTGAGATGAACAACATTGAAGCGAGCCTGCAAGACATTTTCCCACCTATCGTTGAAGAGCGTACCTCTGAGAAGACAGGTAAGCGTCTGAAGGATAAGGTAACAGTGTTCAATCCCGGCTCACGCAAACAGATAGCAGAGCGTCTTCAAGGTCTTGGTGTTAAGTTTAACAAGAAGACAGAGAAGGGAAACATCATCGTTGATGAGAAGGTACTTGAGGGTATAGACCTTCCAGAAGCTAAAGCAGTCGCACGTTACATGATGTTACAGAAACGAGTAGCTCAGATAGATTCATGGTTGAAAGCAGTTAAGGATGATGGTAGGGTACATGGTAGAGTCATTACCAACGGAGCTGTGACAGGACGCATGACACACCAATCACCTAACATGGCGCAAGTACCCGCCGTATCTGCTCCGTTCGGAACTGAGTGCCGTTCATGTTGGACAGTGGATGAGGGTAATGTTCTTGTTGGTATTGACGCCAGCGGACTAGAGCTGCGTATGTTAGCTCACTACATGGACGATGAGAATTACACTAATGAATTACTCAATGGCGATATTCATACGGCTAATCAACGAGCAGCAGGACTTGAGAGTCGGCCTCTTGCAAAGACATTCATTTATGCGTTTCTGTATGGAGCCGGAGATGCTAAGATCGGAGCTATCGTTGGAGGAAATAGCAATACTGGACGAGGACTTAAAGAAACATTTCTATCTAACACGCCGTCTCTTGAAAGAGTTAGAGGAGACACTCTCAGGCAGGCTGCATCAGGCATACTTACTGGACTCGACGGACGAAAGCTCAGAGTCAGATCAGAACACGCCGCTTTGAATACGTTACTGCAAGGTGCAGGGGCTATCGTTATGAAGCAAGCTCTGGTACACTTGTCAGATAGATTGAAGAACATACCACATAGATTTGTAGCGAACGTACACGATGAATGGCAGATAGAAACGACTGCCCACTACGCTGACACAGTAGGTCGTATAGGTGTACGTGCAATCAGAATAGCCGGTGAGACACTCAGCCTACGGTGTCCCTTAGACGGCGAATATAGAGTAGGCAACAACTGGGCTGAAACTCACTAGGAGAAAACTTATGACAGCTAACAAACTACCACCCATCACTGTACGCGGAACTGTTTACTGGTGCGAGCGTAACAAGCTCAACAAGTACAGCAACAAGTATCAGGTACAACTTGGCAACCTTAGCGATAAAGCTATCGAAGCCATTGAAGAGATGGGCATTGCACCAAGCAACAAAGGTGATGACCGTGGTTTCTTTATCACCATGAAGAGCAACAACCCTATGCGTCTGACCGATGCTGACGGTACTGAGATACCTGAAGACGTGCTGATTGCTAACGGTTCAGAAGCAGTGGCGGTTGTAGGCTACTACGATTGGTCTGTTGGTACTGGACGCTCACCTTCCATGATCAAGATGAAGGTCACTAATCTGATTGAATACAGTGACAACGCTGTGTCCGAAGCAGAAGCATTGTGATCCTAATCGACGGTGACATAGTGGCTTATCGTTGTGCTTTCAAGTGCAATGATGAGTCGGTCAAGACTGCCTGTTATACGACGGGCAGTTTCTTGTCTGATCTGGTAAGCGATCTATACACCATGATAGAGGGTGAGCCAGACTACCGTGTCTACCTGACAGGTAAGGGTAACTTCCGTAATGATGTAGCCATCACTGCTCCTTACAAGGGCAACCGTAAGGACAAGGAAAAGCCTGTACACTTGCAAGCTATACGTGAGTACTTGATCGAAGACTGGAATGCTATCGTATCAGAAGATGAGGAAGCTGATGACTTGATTGCTATCGACGCTACCGCCATCCCTGACAGCATCATTGTCAGTCTCGACAAGGACTTTCAACAAGTACCGTGCAGGCAATACAACTTCAACAAACGTGAACTAACTTCTGTTAACCCAGAGGAAGGTCTGTTGTTCTTCTATCGTCAAATCATCATGGGTGACAAAGCTGATAACATTGTCGGTGTGTATGGTATAGGTGATAAAAAGTCTCAGAAGCTTCTTGAAGGGCTGTCAGAGATAGAGATGTTCAACAAGTGTGTTGAGTTACTAGAGTCTGAAGAGCGTGTCATTGAGAACGCTAGGCTGCTCTGGCTACGTCGTGAACCTAATCAGATATGGGAAAGGCCAAGTGAAGAGAACGAGACGTAACATACCCAAGGGCTACGATAGTTGGTTCGAGTATGATCTTCACCAGAAGTTTAAACGGTGTGAGTACCATGTCAACAAGCTAACGTATACGCAAGTCAAGACTTACGAACCTGACTTTGTATATTACAGTATACATTCTACTATATATATTGAAGCTAAAGGGAGGTTTCGTGATAGAGCGGAAGCGAAGAAATATGTTGATATTAGCAAATGCCTTGGCGAGAAGGAGGAACTTGTCTTTGTCTTCCAAAACCCAAGAACAGCCATGCCCGGAGCAAGACGTAGAAGTGACGGGACAAGATACACCATGCAAGAGTGGGCAGACAAGCAAGGATTCACATGGTACACGCCTGAAACCTGCCCTGTCGGATGGAGTAAAAAGCAATGACTAGACACTTAGTAATACCTGACACGCAAGTCAAACCCGGTAACAGTGCTGACCATCTGTACTGGGCTGGTCTATATGCTGCAGCAACAAAGCCTGACGTTATCATTCATCTGGGGGATCACTGGGACATGCCAAGTCTCAGTAGCTATGACGTTGGTAAAAAGTCCTTTGAAGGACG